GAAACGAGAATCAGAACCGGGGTTGGACTTCCTCAGGTTACTGCTCTTCTTGATGTGTGTTCCGTTGCTGACGATTACGATGTTCCTGTCATTGCTGACGGTGGCATTCGTAATGTTGGGGATGTGTGTAAAGGACTTGGTTGTGGAGCTGATTCAGTTATGCTCGGGTCCCTTCTCGCTGGGACAAAGGAAACGCCGGGTGATATAACAAAAGTAGGAGAATGGCCAAATGAGAGGTTATATAAAAAGTATAGAGGAAGTGCTTCTATTGACTCTAAAAGTGATAGAGGAGAGTATAATAATATTGAGGGAAACTCTAAAATTATCCCGTATAAAGGTAAAGTTAAACGGATTTTATCTGATATTCGTGATGGTCTTAGCTCGTCTTTTTCATATGTTGGCGCGAGGGATATACTGGATTTTCAATCGAAATGTGAATTCGTTAGAGTTACCCAAGCAGGAACAATTGAAGCAAAACCACATTTATTATAGGAGTGAAAATGAAAATTGGTTCGTTTAGTATTTATTGGGATCTCATTAAAATAGTTTTACTTGGGTTAGCAATATTTTTTGGTATCGGTTGTGTACTGAGTATACCAGTATGCTTATTATGGAATTGGTTGATGCCAAGTATATTTGGTTTACCGACTATTAATATTTTTGAAGCATTTGGACTATCAGTGTTAATTACGTTGTTAGCACCAAGACCATTTGGATTTGAAAATAAAAAAACAGTATCTACTGATAATGTAGATGAAAAATTAGAAGAAGTTTTAAAAAATATCACATCACAATTTAAGGCTTAGACTATTTATTTCCAAATTTGGAGATAAATATGCTTGACTTAGATTGGATAGTTAGTACTTTAAAAGAAGCTACGGAAGAAGAAAATTGGGATTTGGTAAGAGAAATAATAATTTATTTAGAAGACGGTGATGTCTTTGAACAATATAAAGAAGATGAAGATTGGTGGAAAGGCGCAGATGATTAAATATGGGGCTGAATGGTATCGACAGATGTTATTTGACAATAGAGTGCAGCAGAGATTGAGCAGGTCTTGTTACAAAAGGCTCACAAACTCAAATAGCGATAGTTCGCTAGACGGGTTGGTTATTGATTGGCACTTAGCTGTGTATGATTACCCAGCTACACCAATCGGTGATAGCCAACCGACTTACGCTTACGCATAAGTCCTTGGGTTGTTTAACACCCGAGTATAAAATAAGTTAGACAATCTTCTTCTGCAAGTGTGAAGTAAAACGGACTTGTTAGTTAAGCCTTTCTGAGTAAAGAGGTTATGGTGGGTTTGTTGGTGGACTACCAATTTGGAAACCAAACTAAGCTGTGAATGACTCTTTGAAAAAGACAGACTGGACAGGGGTTCGAATCCCCTCAGCTCCACTTAGGAAAAAATATGCCAGGAATATTATTAATACCAGCACAAGCAGCTAAAACGGCTGTGACGTTAGCATCAGTAACTGCAAAGGTTGCTGAGGCAGCTGTTGATGGTGTAACTTATGGAACATCAACGGTAGCTCTTACAAGAAATTTTGCTGTAATTACAACTAATATTAATCTTGTGTTGGCTGGAATTACGCCAGCATTTATTTCAAAAGGTATGAGAAGTCCACCCGAAGCAAAGTTAAGACCAGAAAATTGTGCTGAAGTTATTGCAAGAATAGGAAGTATTACTACATTAATAGCAACAGCAGTTACTTCAGGAGGAGTATTGACTGGAACTCCGCCACCAACACCAGCTTTTACAGCTTTTCCAGAAAATACTAAAACGTTAGTAACAAAAGCAATTAAAAATTTAGAAAATTTTATTGATGAAAAATTTATACAATCACAAACATAAAAAAATATTTGTATTTGGAAAATTATAAAAATACTTATTATTGCGGATGAAGTGTTATAGGAAACACGCTTCGATACCATCGAAGAGATGCTGGTTCGACTCCATCCATCCGCTCAAATTTGGCCAGCGTGGCTATTTAACTATTGAAAATTAACGAGAAATAAATGGGTTTTAATAATTTCTTCGATGAAGAAAAATTTGATTTCGATGCTGAACGCAAGAAGTTTATCGATAACTTAGATTATCTAAAGTCTATGTCTGTACAAGAACAAACACTTTACAAAAAATGGCAAGAGTTTAATGCTGATGTTTATTCAATGACTCAGAAAGCATCTAAATTCAAAAGAATTAATAATTCACTTTGGTGTCCTAATGATATAAATAATAAAGAACAAACCATTAAAGAAATTGAAGCATTAGAACCTTACGTTGAAATGTTAGAACAGGGTAATGCTAAGGATAATGAGACTTGGACATTAGTTCGTAAGTTGATTCATACAATGGAGTTTACTGCTAATCCTGGAAGAAATATGAAGTTCTTTGTTAAAGATAGAATAAGCGGTAAATTGTTAGGAGTTATTTGTTTAGGTTCTGATGTAACTTCATTAGGAGCTAGAGATAGATTTATTGGTTGGTCATTAGATAATAAATATAAAGATGGTAAATTGAAACATACTTCTATTGGTACAACAATATGTTGTGTTCAACCATTAGGATATAATTTTTTAGGTGGTAAATTAGTAGCCGCTTTAGTAACATCTTCAGTAGTTAGAGATGCTTGGAAAAAAACTTATGGACAAACTTTGGTAGGACTTTCAACTACATCTTTGTATGGCATACATTCTATGTACAATAGTATACCTCATTGGAAAACTTTAGGCGAATCAGTTGGTAGAGTAACATTGAAGCCAGATGATTCAACTTATGAAGTTTGGGTTGATTGGTTAAAAGAAAATCGTTCTGATGAATATAAAAAAATAAATACACAAAAAGAAGGTGTAGCAGGACCACCAACAGGAATTAAACAAAAAATTATTGGTATGATTTTTAATGTAGTCGGAGTTAAGGCTTCACAATACCAACATGGATTTAAGAGAGGTATCTTCTATGCCGATATCTATGAGAATGGTAAGGAATTTTTACGAGGTGAAATAGAAGAAAAAGATTTAAAGATGAAACAGAAGTATACTGATGATAGTGCTTACATAATGAAGTGGTGGAAACCAAAAGCTATTAGAAGATATACCAAATTATTTAATGAAGGTAGAATTAAACCAGAAAAGCTTTTCTATGGTGATATCGTAGGAAAGACTTGGAAAGAAACTAAAGAAATGTACTTAGCAGAAGTAGGTAGATAAAAAATTATACTCTAACATTGGCAGAGTATATGTTAAAGGGATTGAATCATACCATTTATTGAAATGGTTTAAATGATTGTCCTACATAATAATAGCCAAACATAGGAAAATAAACAAATGAAGAGTTCACTTAAAGTGATAAACATAAAGGATATCGAAACGATATCAAAAACAATAAATTTAAACCCAGCCTATCAGCGAGATTACATCGCACATGAGAAGAAGGGTTGGCAACAAAAACTCATTGGTAGTATTTTTAAGGGTAATCGTGTCATCCCTAATTTATACGCTAGAGTTGATAATCAGGATATGGTTATGGATGGTGGAAATAGAATAAGCGCTTTACATTCCATAACAGAAATGATAGATGGGCAACAGAGATTTAGAACCATTATGGATTTTCTCAATGACAAATTTAAATTGGACACATGTGTTGTGGTGGACTATCAGATTGAAGATGAATGTGATCTTAGTGGTATGAATTGGTCTGATGTAAAGATTAATTTTCCACAATTAGCAGAGAAGTTTCTCTCATCCGAATTAAGATTGGTATTGACTCATTCCCATAATGAAGCTGAGATAATGCAGATGTTTTGTGATTTAAATGACCTCAATGCTATGACAGAAGCTGAAAAGAGAAATGCGATAAATACTGCACCTGCTGCTTATGTTCGTGGAACTTCTCGATTAGATAATAAGTGGAAAGGTGTGAAGTTTGAACTACATGATTTATTTAAGAGGGATAGTAAATCTCTTAAATCACTCTACACTTCATTGACATTTAAGAAGATGGCTCAAGATGAGTTGTTAGCTAAGATTGCTGCCATCGTTTTGGGTATAGGTAAAGAATCTGGTATTTCAGCAAAAACTTTGAAAAATATGTATTTGAAACCTGAATATAGAAATCAATTTAGTAGTACAAAGGTCGATAAAGTTTTAGATAAGTTGTACACTATGTTGAAAAATAAGAAGTATAAGAAGAGTGTAAACTTGGGTGTTATTTTAAATTTAACTCTCATAACAAATCACATATTAAATGATAAGTCATTGAGAGTCAAACATTGGAATAAGTTTGTTGATTGGTTTTTTGTTACACACAATAGATTATTGATGGTTAGTGATAAGCAGAAGAAGATTGGTATTGAGGAGACAGCTTATCACCAAAAGACACGATTAAGTTCTGATTCAAAGGGTTTGGAAATTAGGTTACAATTTTTACTTAATGAGTTAGATAGTTGTGATGGTGTGATTGGTGTTGACCCCTTGAGAGTTATTTCAGATAGAGATTTATTTAATTTATGGTTACAAAATGATGATGGTAAAGGTAATAAGGTTTGTGAGGATTGTGGATGTACACTTCGTTTCGGTGACGCAGTGAAAGGACATATAGATGCACATTCTGCTGGTGGTGCTACCATTGTAGAGAACACCAAAGTTATCTGTCGTGATTGTAATGTGCCAGAAGTAAAGTAGGAAGGAATATGATAAAAGACATAAGTAATTTTTTAGAAGATAAGTATGAAAATAACCAATATGATTATAAAATATTGTTATATGGAAATTATACTTATAGACAAAATTTAGAAGCAGATAGTTTAGTAGAGGTATTAAGGCATGTTCTACCTTATATGAGTAAAAGATGGAACATACATTTCACTCTTTTGATTCCTGAATTTGTAAAGTCATTAAACTTTCCAAATGTAGATCAAAGAATGTATGAATTACCTACATATATTAATCAGATGCGTCAACATTTTAATACAAAACAATTTATGAATCATGTTGATTGGAGAAATAATGATTTTGATATAGTGTATTCTCATTTGCCAGAACATACTTTACAGATGGCTAATTGTTTACATAACAATTCTAATATTACACCAAAATTTATTGGGTATTCACATTGGTTTGAGGTACCTGAAAATGCTCCTTATGGTGATAGGGATGGTGTTCATAAAGATTTTCCTGCGAGAGCATTATATGAAAGTGTTGCTGGATTACTTATGATGGATGAATGTGGTGTTAATAGTGATTGGTTAAAACAACTTACAATTAAAAATGCAGCTCGCCATTGGAATGATAAAGTTATAGATAGATTACATGAAATTATTCAACCACATTATTTAGGTGTTGATAGAATCAATGTAAGAGATAAATACAAAGATAAAACGGTTGTATTTAATCATAGAGGTGCTGGTTATACAGGTTGGGAATGGTTTGTAAAGGTAGTTGATGAAATATGGGAACAAAGGCAAGATTTTAAAGTATATACTACATTGACGCAAGTAGAAAGACCTTGGAATAAAAAAGTTAATTGTGAAAGTAGAGATGAATACATGGAATTTTTAGCGTCAATGAAATTTGGTGTAGGAACATTTCAAACTTATTCTGCTTGGAGTATTTCTACTACCGATGGATTCTCTGTAGGAGTTCCTTATTTGTTGCCAAATAAACTATGCTATCCAGAAATGACAAGTGTGGTAAAGGATCCTTATCCTTTCTTATATGATAATAGAAAAGATTTTAAAAATAAATTTAATGCTATGTTAGATAATCCTATCGATTATGATACAACAACGTTAGCAAAAAATATGTTGTGGGAAGAAAGAATATCTAAATGGTTTGGTAATTGGGAAAATGTATTTAACTTAAAGGATATGAGAGAAACTGAAGGTGTTTTAAAGATTAGAGATTTTATTAAGCGTAAAGGTTTTGTAACAAAAAAACAAATAACTGATTATCTCGGTTGGGGTGTTAGAATAAAGTTTAGCGGTTACAGAAATGCTTTAAGAAAATATGATGAAATTAAATTTACTAAGAATGGTTATGAATGGAGAAGATAAATGTTAGTAACAATAGTATATAGTGAACAATTTGAATCAAATGCAAAGTCATTAAGAACAGCTGTAAAAGAAGAGTGGGACGGTGTAAAAGTAAATTTGATGGGAACGCGAAGAACTTTATATCAAATACAACTTGAAAAAGATTTGGTTTATAGTAAAGATATAGTAGAAACAAATAATAATATAATAACTTTAATAGAGGAGCGGTTATAGTAATGAAACAATTAACAGCAGAACAAGTCCATGAAAATTGGGTTAAACTTATAAACTTAATTAAAGATACATTTTCAGAAGATTATCCTAATAATAGAAGAGAAAAACTTCTCAGTATGTATCAGTATTTTGAAGAAAGAATGTCAATAGCGCCAGCTAGTGGTAAAGAGGCATATCATAATGCTATGGTAGGTGGGTATGTAGAGCATGTACTGCATGTAACTGATTGCGCTATTCAACTTAAAGAGTTGTGGGAGTCTAATGGCGCTGAGATTAACTTCACCGATGAAGAACTTATCTTTGCTGCTATGCATCACGACTTAGGTAAGGTAGGTGACTTAAATCAAGATTATTATATTCCACAAGACTCCGAATGGCATCGCAAGAATAGAGGAGAAATATACACACATAATCCGAAACTTCAATATATGTCTGTTACCGACCGAGCTATTTTTCTTTTAAATCACTTCGGAATTTCTATGACACAATGGGAATACATCGGAATACGTTTAACTGATGGTTTATACGAGGAAGCAAATAAATCTTATTATATATCGTACAACCCTGATTGGGGATTAAAATCCAATATAGCGTACATACTTCATCAAGCTGATATGATGGCGACACATATTGAATCGGATGAATGGAATCGTTTAGATGAAGAATATAATACTCAACTTACAACTAATATGAAAAAAGCAGTTGAGCCTAAAACGGAAACTGAACAACCTTCGCCTAAACTAAGTCAAAAATCACAAGACCTTTTTGACGAATTATTTGGAGACAAATGATGATTTTAGAAATAAGTGTTGTAATATTATTTCTTTGGTTTTTATCTTCTTGTTATATAATTTGGAATTTAAATACTAAACAAGAAATATTAGAAACATGGATAGAAGATTTTATTCAAACAATAGAAAAAGTTAATATTGAATTAAAGCAAATAGATTATTTAGGATCCTTTGAATCTGATGATGAAACGGGAACTATATATGAACAAATAAAAACTATAATAAAACAATTAGATAAATTTAAAGGGGAACAAGAATAATGGTTACAACATCAAAATCAGGATCTACAGTAAAGGTAAAATCATCAGTTAAACCAATAGTTAAAAAGAAGAAGGCTAAAAAGAAAAATTATTATTTTCATCAAGGAACTGAAGATGCAATAATTCGTTATAATAAATCAGATAATCCTGTATTAAGAAATACAATTTATAATGAACATATTAGAGCAGCTTTTGATAAATTAGCTGAAAATATAATTCACACATTTAAGTTCTATTATTTTGATGTATCTTCAGTAGAAGTAAAGCACGAAGTAGTTTCTTTTTTAGTTTTAAATATACACAAATTTAAAGAAGGTAAAGGTAAAGCTTTTTCTTACTTTAGTATTGTAGCAAAAAACTATCTCATTTTAAATAATAATAAAAATTATAAAATGGGTAAAATACATTCTGAAATGGATGTATTAGATTATAAAAGAAATATTACTTCTGAAAAGAAAGAACTTGAAAAATCTACAGATGCTGAATTATTTATAAATGAATTGCATCGTTTTTGGAATGTTAATTTGACTAATATATTTCACAGAGATAAGGATATTAGAGTTGCTGATTCAGTGTTACATTTATTTCGTATAAAAGGAAATATAGAAAATTTTAATAAGAAAGCTTTGTATATTTTGATTCGTGAAATGACTGGTTCTAATACTCAACATATAACTCGTATAATAAATGTAATGAAGAAATTTAATAAAAGACTGTTTTTAGAATTTGATAAGGATGGTGTGGTTGATGTTAATTATACTGGATCTTTAATTAGAAATTAAAGAATAAAAAAGGGGATTTTTCAATCCCCTTTTTACTTACTCCTATATTACTTACGGAATAAACCCACCAACACCAACAAGGCGACAAGCCCAGCAAATCCGGACTCACCGAATGTGTTTATGATTGATGTCAGGTTACCAATAACGTTGACGCCAAAGACACCGGTTCCGAAAATTACTTCAGACACAGCACCTATAGCTACAAAAGACATCATTAGATGAGCTAAATCATCTACATAGCCTTTCACCATTGTTATTATTTCCTTCATGTTTTTTCTCCCGTTAGTTATTGAAAAAGGGATTTCCACCCTATATATAACTATCATATATATTAATCAAAAGTTAAAAAGTCAAATATTTATATATAACAACAATTCTAAAAAATATTATCTAATTGGAGTAAAAAATGGCTATCGATTTTGAAGTATTTGATGGTAAATCCTTATCAGATTTATTTAAAGATATTTATGACAATACACAAACTAATAAAAAACAGCTAGAAGTTTTAATGCAAGAGGTTGTTGGCTTTATAAAAGACGGCGATACAGCTGTACAGATCATTCCTATGTTAAAAGAATATTTAGAGATAAATGTAAAAAATGATGACCAGTTAGTGAAAATGGCTGCAGTTGTACAACGTATTATATCATCCGAGCAAAGAGGGGGAGTTGGAGAAGAATTTGGTTTATCTGATTCTGAAAAAGAGCAACTTATGGGTGCTTTAGAAGATGCTGCAACAGACTTACAAAAACGCTCAGATGAAATTAATGTAGATATAAAAAAAGTGAGTAATTAATGGCTTATCGTAGAAATTCTTCTATTTTAAATAGAGACATAAGTAAAACAGGATTTACTACATATGATGATGTTTATGGTATTATTAAAGATAATGTAGATGAAATATCTGAATTTTATGAACTTGAACCTGCTATGGTTTTACAAGTTTTACTTGACCCAAAAGATTTTCCTACTATAAAAGATACAAATAATAAAAATATTCCTGATTATTCTTATTTAGGAACAATAAAGGCTAGATTTTTATATAGTCAAAGTGAAGGTGATGAAATAAGTGACTATATAAAACCGTTATCAGCACATATAACAGCTTATCCAACAAAAGGTGAAGTTGTGAATGTAGCTCGTCATGGTGGACAATATTTTTATTATCATTCTTTAAATATACGAAATCAAGTAAATATGAATCGTGTAGCTGGAGAAAGGGGTGAAGGACTAGTTTTACCACAAAGAACTAAACATAATAGAAAAATTTTGGGTCAACAAGGTGATTTAATTATAAATGGTAGATTTGGACAAGGAATAAAGTTAGGTAGTGATACTTTATATAAAAATCCAAGTATAAAAATAACAAATAGACAATGGATAGATCCTAGAAAAATATATAACAGAAGCTTTCCTCATGTACAAGATATAAATGGGGATGGTTCTTCAATCTATTTAACATCTGGTCCATTAGATTCTGAAAGCGATGTTTTAAATCCAGCTGCTGTATCCAATAAATATCCACCTACTCTTGGAGGAGTTATGGATGGAGATATGATAACTATTAATTCAGATAAAATAGTTATAAATGCAAAAGGTAGTCCAGGCGGAGCAAAGAATAACGGTGATATTCATATGTTTGCTGTAAGAAATATTAATTTAACTTCTAATTATGAAATTACTTTAGAGCCTGGAAAAAATGGTCATATACAATTGGGTGAAGTTGATGCAATAAATCCAGCTGTAAAAGGATTTGAATTAGAAGATTTATTTGAAAAATTAATTGATGCGTTAAGTGATTTTTGTAATGAAATTTCAAAACCTGAAATAGGTATAACAGAAATATCTGATGCTGCTGTAAAATTAAAAAACTTATTAATTGGAGAAGAAGATGTCGGTGGAATGAAAAACGACACTTTACCAACTATTTTTAGTAATACTGTTTTTATAGCAAATGATGGAGAATAGCTATGAGTGCGGTTTCTGATAAAATAAAAGAAGTTATAAATGATCAAATTGTCGGTACAAGAAAAAATATGGATGGAAAAGTTGATAAAGTTATTAAGGGTATGAGATCTGGAGAAGGGCAACTTGATAAGCTTGCAGAAATTGAAAGAGATATGATTACTTTAGAAGAAGTTAAACAGAAAGTAAGGGATACAGTTGATAGAGTTAAATCTATACGAACTTCTTTAAAAGCGGGTAAAGATGCATCTGAAGCTAGTAGAAAATCTTCTGTAATTGGATCTGCTTTAAATCCAGCGGCTGCAGCTATAGCACATGGGCTGGAATTTATAATTAATAAAGCTACTCAAGAAATAAAAGATATAGGAGACGCAATTAATGTTGTTCCGCCAATATTAGATAATTTAGAAAAATTTGTAGATAATACTAATCGTAAATTAGAAAAAGAAAAAAATAGAAAAGAAGCGAAAAAGCGTTTAGCAGATGAACGTAAGAATATGTTAGTTTAATATATTTATATACAAATAGGAGTTAGTTATGGCAAATACTAAAAAAATTATTTCTTTAATAAGAGAAATAGTTAGGCATGAAGTTAAAAAAGAAGTAAAGAAGATATTTATTAAAGAGAATGTTAAAGATACTTCTGTAAAATTACAGCCTAAAAAATTTAAAAAAGAAGTAAGTTACACCAAAAATCCGATGTTGAATAAAATTTTAAATGAAACAGCACAGTCTCAAGAGTTTGAAGAATATCCGACAATAAGTGGTAATCCTTATACAACTGAAAGGATGACTGAGTTAATTGGTTACAATGGAAGTTCTGTAGGCGGTGGTGATGAAATGAGAAGAAAAGCAGCTGCTATTGATACTGCTCAAGCGGCTGGTGTAGATCCAAATAATGTTCCAGAAGAAGTTATGGGAGCATTAACAAGAGATTATAGAGATGTAATGAAAGCAATAAATAAAAAGAAGAGTGTATAATGGGTGTAATTGAAAATGATTTAAATCCAAGTGTTTATATAGGGCTCAAATTACCATTGGAACACGGTAACCAAGGATTTTTTGGTAGAACGCAGAAAGCTATTGAGCAAACTAAATATAATATTAAAAATCTTTTATTAACTAAAAAAGGTGAAAGATTAGGAAATCCCACATTTGGATCAGATTTGGAAAAAGTTATTTTTGAACAAGAAGGAGATGATTTAGAAAATAGAATAGAAGAGACTATAAGATCATCTGTAAGTGAATGGCTACCTTTTGTTGGGATAGAATCCATTGAAACTAATTTTTCTGCAAATAATAGAAACGCAATTAATGTATCTATCCATTTTTCATTAGATATAGATAGCACTCAAGTAGAAAAATTATCTATGGATTTTAAAAGTCAAGAACCAAAAGAATACTTATTTGGCAGTACAATAAAGTAATTATCGGAGATAAATAATGCCATACACAGCACCAAAACAATCAGTAAAAGAAGTTAGATATTTAAATAAAGATTTTACATCCTTTAAAAGTAATTTAATTGAATTTGCTAAAGTATATTTTCCTAATGAGTATAATGATTTTAATGAATCTTCTCCTGGTATGATTTTTATTGAAATGGCAGCATATGTGGGTGATGTATTATCTTATTATATAGATAACCAATTTAAAGAAAGTCTTTTAGCATTTGCTGAAGAAAAGAAAACCGTTTATAATATGGTTCAGTCTTTAGGGTATACACCAAAATTGTCTACACCTGCTACGACAGGATTAGATGTTTTTCAAACTGTACCGGCTATAGGTGCCGGCGAAGGTGATGATTATTCTACTAAAGCAGATTTAACTTATGCTCTAGCAGTAAAATCTGGAATGGAAATAGTTTCAGATACTGGTATAAAATTTATTACACAAGAAGATTGTAATTTTAGTTTTTCAAGTTCTTATGATCCAATGGAGATAACTGTTTATGAGAGTAGTGATAATGTTCCTGTAACTTATCTTTTAAAAAAATCTGTTAAAGTTTCTAGTGGGGAAATTGCTACAGAATATTTTACTTTTAATACTGCTGAAAAGTATAGTAGAATTGCATTAGCTAATAAAAATGTAACAGAAATAACTAAAGTAACAGATAGTGATGGAAATAATTGGTATGAAGTTCCTTTCTTAGCTCAGGACACAGTATATACTGATATGACAAATATAGCAAAAAATGACGATGAATTATATACATATAGTGATCAAGCTCCATATTTACTTAAATTACTTAAAACTGCTCGTAGATTTACAACTTTTATTAGAGAAGATGGTAAAACTGAATTACGATTTGGTGCTGGAACATCAGATAGTCCTGATGAGGAAATAATTCCTAATCCAGACGAAGTTGGTTCTTCTCTTCCTGGTTCACCATCTAAATTAGGCACAGCATTTGATCCTTCAAATTTTTTAAAAACTAAAGCATATGGACAAGCACCTTCAAATACTCAATTAACTATTACATATAGATATGGTGGCGGAGTTAATCATAATGTTAGATCAAACAGTTTAAGAAATATTAATTCGATAGAAATTTCCTTAGATGAGTCTGGACTTACAACGAGCTTAGTAAACCAAACAAAGGCATCTGTAGCAGTAAATAATGTTATTCCAGGTTCTGGTGGAAAGGATGCTGAAAGTATTATAGAAGTAAAAAATAATGCTTTAGCATATTTTCAAGCTCAACAGAGAGCTGTAACTAAAGAAGATTATATTACAAGAGTCTATGCATTGCCACCTAAATATGGTAATATTGCTAAATGTTATATCGTACAAGATACACAGTTAGATAGTCAATCAGGAGCTAATTCTGATTCTAGAATTATAAATCCATTAGCATTGAATTTATATACATTGGGATTTGATGCTGGAAAGAAATTGACTACTGTAAATAAGGCTGTAAAAGAAAATATACAAACTTATTTAACTCAATTTAGAATGGTAACTGATGCAGTTAATATTAAAGATGCGTTTGTTATTAATGTTGGAATTAAATTTAATTTACTTACAAAAGTTGGTTATAATAAAGAAGAGGTTATTTTACAAGCAATACAAAAAATTAAAGATTTTTTTAATGTAGATAAATGGCAAATAGGACAACCAATTATTTTAGCAGACTTAGCTTATCAGATATCTCTTGTAGATGGGGTTTCAGCAGTTATACCACCTGAAGAAGATAATGTTGCTGGTCATCCTGTTTTAGTAACCAATAAATTTCAAGAATCAAGTGGTTATTCAGGAAATATTTATGATATTAAAGGGGCTACAAAAGATGGAATTGTTTATCCATCTTTAGATCCAAGTATATTTGAATTAAAGTATCCATCAATAGACGTTGAAGGTCGAGTTATTGGTGATTCAGCAGGAGGTAACTAATGCATTATTTTATTTTTCCAGACGCAGACACAACTATGTACCAAGCCTCAGCTAGTAGAAATACTGGACTTGACGAAATATTACAAATAGATAAAAGTATGAATGCTTCAGGAGGAAATGTTAGAGTTTCTCGTATTTTAATGAAATTTGACTTAGCTTATATTTCTCAATCAATGCACAGAGGAACTATTGCACGAGATGCAAAATTTTATTTAAATATGTATGATGCAAATCCGGTTAATATAAACTATAGTCAATCACTTTATGCCTACCCAGTTAGTCAAAGTTGGGTAGTTGGTCAAGGATTTTTAGGTGATAGCCCAGCCACACAAGAAGGAGCAAGTTGGGCTTATAGAGACGGTCTTACCGCAAAAAATTATTGGGTCAGTGGTTCTGAGACCGGCGGTACTTGGTATACATCCTCCTATAGTTCACAATCTTTTGCATATGGTACTACAGATATGAGAATGGATGTTACTCCAATTGTATCTAAATGGATGGATAAAACATATGAAAATGAAGGATTTATTATAAAAAGAAGTGGAAGTTTATCGAATACAGATACAAGTACTGATGAAGGTAGCACTGATAGATTAGGAAATTTTAAATTTTTCTCTAGTAATACTCATACAATTTATCCGCCAAAGTTAGAAGTAGAGTGGTATGATACAGTATGGAATACTGGTTCACTTAGTGCGCTTTCTTCCACACAATTAGAAGATATGGTTTTTTATATGAAAGCGTTAAGACCTGAATATAAAGAAAAATCTAAAACAAAATTTAGAGTTGTTGGAAGAGAAAGATATCCAACAAAATCATATTCGAATACTGCTTCAGAATATCTTACAGCAAAATATTTACCGAGTGGAAGTAAAGCAAATATTGGTAAAGATGGAGCTTACTATTCTATATTGGATACCCAGACAGAAGATGTTATTGTTCCTTATGGAACAGGTTCTTTAATCAGTTGTGATTCTACTGGCAACTATTTTAATTTTTGGATGAATGGGCTGCAGTCAGAAAGATATTATAAATTTGAATTTAAAGTTGTAAGTGGTAGTAATACTTCAGAGGAAACGATACAATATTTTGATGATGATTTTGTTTTTAAAGTAGTGAGATAAAAAATGCCTTATACTCAAGAGGAATTAAAAAATTCTACTTTTTATCAACAGTTGATTGACAGAGATGAACAAGAATATTTACAAAGAAAAGCCTTGTTATTAGAAAGAGCAGCAGCTTCGGGCTCAGCTGATGATGGATCTCTATTATATAAAGATCGAGAAGGTAACATTTTGCTTTTCGAAGATCCTTATACAGGTAAGTTGTATGAAGATCCGTCTTCGAAAATAATACATAATACAACAGTAAACCAATTAAAAGATAACGAAACAGTTGTTAATAGTATTCTAGATAGAAAACTGAGAGAATTGTAATGGCAAGTAAGCTTGAACGGAGAGATATAGAATTACTGAATGCTCATATTACTAAAAGAGTAGGTCAAAAACCATATGAAGATGGTTTATGGGGAACTCAAGGTAATAGAGATTTTGTTTATTTTGAAATTCTCGATAGCCAAAATAATCTTATTGAATTTAAAAATCTTTCATTGGCAGAATTTTCTGTAAATACAAATAGTAATATAGAATTTTATCCTGGAAAACATATAACAGAATTGGGATTTGATAGTGGTACTTTTAAAGTAAAATATCATTTTTTAAGAAAGTTAGCAGGAGACGATATTAGTGTTTTAGTTAGAACAAAAACAGGATTAGAAGGAGACATTTATAATAACTTATCAAACATCTATATAACAGATGACGGTAAAGTTTATATTGGTACTGAAGAACAATTTAGAGACAATGGCAATACTAATGAACAATTAGCAATTGAAGATTTAAAATATCAAATAGATGAAATTTCTCGATCTCGTAAAGAAGTTAGATTAAAAGCAAAAAATATAAATGGTGATTATATATTAGATTTTGTGGATATACAAACATCAATTAATATAACTAAAATAGATTCTGTTATTGATTTTGTAGGAAATAATAAAAATGATTCTAATGTTTTAACAATATCTCCTAATACGGGAGGTTTTTTATTTACACAAAAAATGATAGATGGTACAGTAACTGTACCAAATGTTTTTAAGGTAAATGAAATAAAGATAGCAGCAAGAACTGAAACAAATTTTATTAAAAATCCAAGTGGTGAATTATATGATACGGATAGCTTTGGTGATCCGTTAAATTTAAAAAATAAATATGAATGGGATGCTAGTTTGCACGCAGACGCAATTTCAGTAAAAAATTGGTCTTCTGGATTTAATAGTTTTGCAGGAGGTTCTACTGGAGGAACTGCTGCTGTTGGTTATCATGCTAGGTGGGTAATAGGAGAAGGTATGACGGGTGGAACTGCTATGAAGTTTCCCGATCAGAATGATATGTTTACTGACTTAGATATTTGGCCGAGTAATATACCTCATCGTTGGTTAGGTATAAGTCAACGGATGAATAATTTACAAGGACAAGGAGTTACACACGGTGATATTGTAAATGTGAGTCTTAATGTAAAAAGTACAGTTGCTGGTAAAGGAGTGCAGGTATCTCTTAGATACGCTGATGAAATGATAGTTGAAGATGATCCAACTCCGTTAAAGCCAACCGGTTATTTTGATCCAAATAGTCCAGATCCTACAGAAACAATGCCAACTCATCCTCCAACGGGTTATATGGCTAATAGTAGTGGAAATGCAACCGCAATTGAACCACAACCACCAGCTAGACTTGTAATGATACTGACTACATATAATTTAACCTTTGCTGATTTAGCAATAGGAGATACAACTGCATATTGGGGTGGAGCAGGTGCTTGGATAATAACTCAATCTTCAGGAGGAGCAAATCCAGTTTTTGTATGGAGCCCAAATTTAGGATCTGAAGGGGACATCGATTATACACTGGAAGGTACATTAAGTAATGGTGGAGAATGGGAGTGGGATGGAAGTGCGTGGGTAATACATGGTAATACAAATAGTCCATCACCTCCTGTAGGATCAGTAAATCCTTTAGAATGGCCCGATGCAATAAATAGCCACCCATATCAATTAGAAGGTCAAGGTTCTCCTTTATTTAGAAGAGATACCACTCGGGGATTAAATAGTGGGTGGCAAACTGGTACTCAGACAGGGGATAATGGAATATTAATTAAAGATGATCTAGTCTGGATCACTGAATGGGAATATACAACTGATTATAATAAAATACAATTACATGCTTTTGATGATTATTTTATAGGCACAAGAGATGTAATATTAGACAATGGCAGTACTTTATATGAAGACATTTTTGCTAACGGTTTTATACAAAGTATTACAAGAGTTCCAGAGGGCGGGAATGATGGTATAAAAAGTAGTTGGTTTTTGATATTTTATAATAATGGAGATATAGATGAAAATAGTGGCGTAAGTACTATTGAGTCAAATAAATATTTTTATATAAAAACTAATGTAGGTGTACAAACAAGACAGGGTTTACAAGTTCAACTTTTGAAGGATTTAGATTCAGCATTTAATGATGCAGTTATAGATAATAATAATAAAATGGAATGGTCTTTTAAAAATGGAGATAGTTCGGGCACTCTTAAATATTATGCTTTCATAGGAGATCTATATTGGAGACTTACAGACGGTGATAATGGTGGTGATTTAATAGACGGTGGTTTTGATTCTGGTTACCCGCAGAATAGGTCTGATAACTTTGCTGGATTACCTTCAGAACCAGACGTAATGTTTCCAAAACGTGGTTGGTCAAGATATAATACTATTGTGGGTGATCAAGTTTATAGATTTAAGTCATCTGCTGGTGATGGAATAGAAGGAGGTTGGCCAAAGGATATTAATTTAAAATTTTATGGGGTTGGTGAACGAGGAACAAATGGTGCTGAATTAGTTGTGGGAAGTAGAAATTCATCAGCTACAAATTATAATTCTAATGCTATTTATGATGACGGTTCTTCAGAATTTGATTTTGATCCTAATCCATTAAAAATAGGATTTTCTACTGCTAATTTTGAAGATTACCCCATAGGATCAAATAGTGCTGGCAATGGATTATGGACTTGGGATGGACAACAATGGAATAGTACTGGATTAATGCCTCCAAGATTTCATTATACATCACCGAATATTACTAGGAGACAAGCATTACCTACTATTGCTGGTGAATGGCAAAAAATTAATTTAGAAATAGAAATTCCTGATGATTGGAAATTAGATCAAAAATGGTATTTATATATTTATGGTCAAGCTTCTAGTGGAGGACCAGTTGGAGTTCATGGTGTAACTTGGGTAGACGATCTTTTTATGGACTTTACATTAAGAGATCAATCTATTACTCAAGATGTTTTTAAACCTTTTACCGCTCAAATTGCAAGTGTGAGTACAGATGGGAAGACCATTACAGTAAGTAGAAATTTTAAACAAAATGCTATAGATATAGGAGTAGATGACGAAGATCCAGAAACAGAATATTATGATATAAGTAATCCAGGAACTTTTCCTGCATTTCAAGTATCTTATTTAAATTTAAATCCAATGGATTTAAGAACTTATCTTAAATTTGATAATAATTTATTTTTAACTACGAATTTTAAGCAAGATAAAATATCAGTTGAAAATTATCCACACTCAGTTGTTTATAAATTATATAAACCTTTACCAAATGATTTTAAAAAATTCGATGAGTGTATTATTGTAAAGGAAATGGCAAATCCTTTAGAAGAAACTATAAAAATAATTGATTTTGTTCCTGAAGAAACTGGTAAATTAGTTTTAAAATCGCCAGATTTAAAAAATGTCGAAAGTCCAATCCAAGCAAGAACAACTGATTTTAAAACTGAAACTGATATTTTAACAGATGATGCTATAATATCTACAGAATTAAGAAATGAATTTTTAAGTCAGAGTATCGACAGTGTAGAACTTAATACAGATTACTCACGGTATGAAAATTTTGTAAATTTTAGTTCAGCTGAAAAACGAATAAGGAATTTTAAATATAAATTAGAATTAATTGAAGATTACAGAACTATAAGTTCATCTTATATTGGTGTAAGCGGATCATCCTCTGATTTAAATAAGTGGAATACAAAAATACACGATATCAAAAATAATCTTGATTCATTTGAAAAATATATGTATTTTGAAAGTTCTTCTTATGTCAGCAGTTCTTTAGGAATATTTCACGATAATTCATGGCCAGTAGCTGGTGGGAGTGGTACACTAAACAGTCCTTATATTTTTTCTCATACAACATCATCTCAAGCAACTACGTGGTTTTCTAATGCTATGATTAGTTCTTCTAATTATGATACGGAAAATTTAAATAAATTAAGTAATTTATTACCCGAGTATATAAAAGAAGATCCTGAAAATCAAGTCTACTTAGATTTTACTGATATGGTAGCACAGCATTTTGATAATATATGGATTTATATAAATTCTATTACTGATACTTTTGATAGAAGAGAAAAGTTAACAGAAGGTATATCAAAAGATTTATTGAGAAGTGTAGCTAAATCTTTAGGTTGGAATTTAAATGATGGAAAAGATTTAGTTCCGCTAACAAAATTTGCTTTAGGAAAAGAAGTTACTGGCTCAGCATATTCAGATTATTCTACTGTATCAGAAAGGGATTTATCACGTGAAATTTGGAGTCGTATTATAAATAATATGCCGTTCTTCTTAAAGAACAAAGGAACTATTAGAGCATTAAAAGGACTCATAAATATTTATGGCATTCCATCAACTATTTTAAGAGTAAAAGAATATGGTGGACCTGATGTTCCTGATAGTGAAACTCCACAATTTGAAATTACACGAAAATTTACAAAAGCTTTAGATTTTAGAGGTTTTCAAAGTGTAAAAACTGCGTGGAGTAATGATATTGATTCGGGTAGAAAACCAGATACAATTGAGTTTAGATTTAGAGCAGTTAGTAGTTCTAATCAAATACTTGTTCAAAAAGAAGATGATAATAATCAAGATTGGTATATTAGATTGAAAGATAACGATTCAACTGATAACTATGGTTTTGTTTCCTTTATGCTATCTGGTTCACAAGTTGGTGCTTCACTTGGACAATACAAAGAAGTGTCATCATCAGCTTTACCTATATACGATGGTGATTTCTATTCTGTAATGGTTCGGAGGATGTCTGGCAGTGATGATGCAAATATTTCACAATCTTATGAATTGAATGTAGGTAAATACGATTCAAGTAGAAGTAAGATACATCTATACAGCTCTACAACGATGGATGTTACACATGCTGCTTCATCATCATTTAGTAATGCTTGGACGGGAAGTGGAGAGATATATATTGGTGGAAGTGGATCCGCTGGAGTATCTGATGTCGGGTCTGCATTTACTGGATCTATAATGGAATACAGACATTGGACAGAAACATTAAATACAGGTTCATTTAAAAATCATATAGGTAATCCAAAAGCATATGATGGAAATACAGTTTCGTCTTCTTATAATAATTTAGTATTAAGATATTCATTTGATGATAATAAAGATTTAAGTTCTGATACAGAAGGTATTCGTGATGTTAGTTCAAATCAGACTACTACTTATTCTGGTTCTCATAGTGGATTTTCAGGAAACTTTTTTAGAAGTGTTGTAGATGAATTGAAATCATTTATACCAAGTATAGGTGCATTAAGAAGAACAACTAATAAGATTAGACTTGAAAGTAATTCAATTAAACCTGGACAGCATTTACAGCCAGATAGAAGAGCAACTGTGAGCGCCTATGATAGTGCACCAATTGATTTAAATAAAGTTGGTATATTCTTTGCACCTACAGATGTTATAAACAATGATATAATAAATTCTGTAGCTAACTTGAATTTTGATAACTATTTAGGAGATCCAAGAGATAAATTGAAATTAAATTATAGAGGACTAAATTATGTTGCAGATAATTATTGGAAGAAATATACATCTCCAAATAATTTTTGGGATTATATCAGACTCATTAAATATTATGATCAATCATTATATCCACAGTTAAGAAAAATGATTCCTGCTAGAACAAAGGCGGATATTGGTTTGTTAATAGAACCTAATATTTTTGAAAGACCAAAAGTTATTATGGGAAGAGATCCAGATATCAGAACGCCATATTATAGTTCTTCTATAAATATTGGAAATATGGTAGATGGTTTAATACAAATTACATCATCATATAATCATGATAGAAATGTAGTTAGAAGTTTTAATGCATATGATGCTGATATTAGAGTTTATAGCTATGAAACGGGATCTATGATGTCTTCAAGTGGAGCATATTTATTATATGAAGCAAGTAGTTCAGAGGCTAGAGATAGATTTCTTGAAAGAAGTTTATGGCAGAGACTTAGTAGGGGAGATAAATATTATTCTAACGTAACGATGTCATTTGGCGATACTATATCTGGTTCTAGAGAAGTTTTACAGCCGGCGGTATCTGGCTCTAGAATATATGGTAGAAATCAAAAGTTGATGTCATTTTATTCATCATCTTTAAGTGCTTCTTTAGAAATTGCATATTCTTCATCTTATTATAATGTAGATTTAGATAATTTAGTAGAACATAATACTGCATTATTTAATAGAACTTATGGTGGATCTAAAAACGTTCTTAAAACTTCAGCTGATCGTAAGTCTCCGGTAGAAGTAATAATTACAGCTCCTACAAAGTTAGTAACTACGAAAACTGGAGATTCAACATTAACAACTGGAGAAGGAATAGTTTCAGATTTTAAAGAAAGAGATGAAAGAAAAGAAAAACTTCCTGAAAAATTACAACTTCCCAGAGAGCTTACAGAAGGATTCATATTGGGACCAAAAGGCGAATTGCCTAGTTTTCCTAAAATGTTACTTGATGAAAATGGTGTACTACTCCCTGAAGTTGTAGAGGAAATAAAAGAACGCGAAATACCTATTAAAAAATTAAGAGGATTAAAAGGATTGAGAGAAGCTAAACGTCTTGTGGAAGATGTAGTAGAAACAGATGCTGATAGAAAAAAGAAACTTGTAGAAAAACGTAAAGCTGAAGGTCGGCCAAAACGAAAAACGAAACGTAAGGCGGGTACTGCAAAACCAAAAAAGAAAACTGAGAGGAAAGAAACTAAACCTTTACAAAAACGTATAAAAAACCCTGTATATAAGAAAAAGGTAACGCCTCCAGTAAAACGTCGTGGTAAAACTTCTCCAAAAAAACGGGGTGGTAAAGGTCGTAAATAAAAAGTAATAAAAATTAGAAAGAATGATATTTATATATGAGTTATATCATACAATCTAAATTTAAAAGTATTAGGAGCTAATTATGGGATTTTTAAACAATACAACTGTTACTGTAGATGCTATATTAACAAAAAAAGGTCGTGAATTGTTGGCACAAGGAACAGATGAATTTAATATTACTAAATTTGCTTTAGCGGATGATGAGGTAGATTATAACTTGTGGGATGTAACACATCCTAATGGTACGGATTACTATGGAAAGGTAATTGAAAATATGCCATTGTTGGAAGCAATACCTGATGAGAATCATGTTATGAGGTATAAATTAATAAGTTTACCTAAAAATACTATTAAAATGCCTGTTATTTCTGTTGCGCCTGGATCTATAACATTTGGTGCTGCGGGTGGACTATCACAGCCTCCATCGGAAGTAAATGTAAATACAGCAAATGTTGCTGATTCTTCTTATACATTTATATTACATGATCAATCGGTATGTACTATGACAGTAACAGTGGCTGCTGGAGAAGGAGTTGGAACAACAACCCCATTTTTCTTAGGGGAAGATGATGCACCTAACAGTTTAACCCTTTCGGCTAAAAAAGTACAAATTGGCGTTGGTAGTGGTGTAAGTGCGCCTAAGGCTACTCAACTTACAATAGTAGGAAATGACACAGGAGCTACTACTTCTATTACAATAACTAATAATGTAACATTAAATTCCTTGATTAAAGGTGCAGGGGCGGCGTAGAGTAGCTAAATAATTGGAGAAATAAGATATGTCTATATATAAAGATTTTAATATTGAAGACGCAGGAAGTCCTTTATCAAGTGATATAGTAACAAATGTTAGAGATACCGTTTCGTCTGGAATGTGGGAAAATGGTAGTGGTACATTATCAGCATTTTATACATCATCTACACAATCAGGAAGTAGTGGAGCTCATTATTTAGATGTTTACGGTACAAATCCCCAAAGTGATAGTACAGCTCAAGCACAGTTTTCTATAGCATACGGAGATGTTAATGGTAGTGGATCATTAGGTAAAAAAGGAGTGGATGGGAATCGTGCTTCAGCAGCAATTTATAGACAATTATCAAATGTTCTTTTAGGACCAACTGAAGAAAAATTTACTTTTGCTGGATCGGGTGGTAATATTAAGCCTAACTTTGTTTTTGCTATATCTGCTGCTAGACAACAACTTCGTGAAAAGATGGATCCCGGTAATTGGGAACTTCATATTAGTGGTAGTACTGAAGCAGAACTTTATAAGTTTATAGATGACAGTGGTGCTACTACATCTCCAGAAGTTAATCAAGGTGGTAGAGTTTTTAATGTTGTTAGTGGTTCAATTTCAAGTGGAATAGCGGACACTGATACAGAAGCTGCTGATCAACCTGGCGGTGGGTATGGATTATTTTATCCAGATCTGGGAATAATAGTTTTTAATGGTCCCATATTAAACACCTCAGCTTCATTTATTGCTCAATCAGGTTCGAATGTTAATGGTGCTAATAATGATATCTTTTATGATAGAATAAAAGTTGCTGGAAAATTTCAATCTCGTAGAGAAGAAGTAATTACTTCACAACATTATTTTTGTAGAGTTCCAAATAAAGAATTTAATTTTAGTTCAAATCCTACTTTCACTTCTGGATCAGATGGTTCTTTTACTAATGCAACTTTTTTCAAAAATCCTAAAACTTTTATAACTCAAGTTGGATTATATAATGACAATAATGAATTGTTGGCTATTGCTAAATTGAGTAAACCATTATTAAAATCTTATTCTCGAGAAGCTATTATCAAAGTCAAATTAGATTTCTAAACTTGGGAGAAATAGGTCATGTTAAAAAGACTCGACCCAAGAGATATCAACGTAACACCATTTAAAGTATACAAAGAATTTACTGTAACTAATGTAGATAGTGGAAGTAATATATATGGGTTTAGAGCAATCAGTTCAAGCCTATATAGTTTTGATCCAAATACTGCTACAAAAACGACTTTTGAATCTGCTAGTTTTTATCACATACCTACTTGGTTTATGATTAATAAAATGTATTATAGACAACGCGGGTCTGGAATTGAAAGGACAGTTGGAACTTTAAATCCATTTAACAATTTTGGTCAAAATTCTAACAAACAATATCGTCTTTTACATGCTTCAGCATCAATAATATCTGTATCAAAAAATTTGTTTGGTGAGAGAATAAGACCAAAATCAATAACTTTAACAGACGACAGTACTCCTGAAACAGTTACTATAGTTGATGATGGTAATGGAAATTTGTATGATAATAGTAGTACTGTTCGTTCTGCTAGTTTCGCTACATTTGCAAGTCATAGTTTTGCTGACGAATACAAATATAAAGCTACAGGAAGTTTTGTAGGCAATGTATTTTATGAACATGGATTATTAGTTACTACTAATACAGGATCAAGATATGTAGATGTAGGAACAGGAACTAGTACTGATGGATTTAGTTTAAGGTATAAAGCACAGACTACAATAAGAGAACATTCATATACTTGTATAATAGGTCCAAATGAGTATAATTCTACTACAAATATTTCTACAACTCTAAATAAAAGTGGAAGTATAAATGTTTCTGGATCTGAATCTTGGAAGTTATTTCCACCAGGACATGCAACTGCTAAATCTGGTTCATATAAACATTCTTATGAACAAGCAGATAGTTATGAAAATTTTGTTACACACTCTCAATTTGCACCTTATGTTACTAAAGTTGGGTTGTATAATGATTTTAATGATTTAATTGCTATAGGGCAGTTATCACATCCTATAAAAAATGATAAAGATCTATCATTAGGTATAGTAGTAAGGTTTGATGCATAATGGGTAAGTTTAAAAAATTAATGGAAATAACTTCTAATATAGGTGGGTACACTTGCGATGAGGGTGAACCTGATACAGGATTTATCAGAGGTGATAAAAAAAGAACTTTAGGTACATTAGCAGGTAAACCTGAACCATGGTTTGTTAGAGGTGGTTATATACAAATGCTTTTTCCAAAAGCAGATTACATTTATGGTAAAGGTGAAGAAGAACAATATGCTGTTAGAAAAACTGCATATGTTGCCAAGATAGATAAACAATTTGAAGCAGAATTTCAAAAATGGGAAAATTGGATACCTGAAAAAGATTTTGAAGAACAAAATTCAGTAGAGTTAGATGAAAATTCTCATTATAGAAAAGCTATGAAATATTTTTTGATGGAAAGAGTAGATTATATAGAAACTGCAAAGAGATTAGTTAAAAAGTATAAACTTAAATCTAAAGTTAAAATAATTACTGGTAAGAATTCAGGAGAATATGTTCCTGAAACGGATACTATTACACTTAGACCATCTTATAAATCTATGAGAGAGTTTTTAATGTCTGTACTGCATGAAATTAAACATGCTAAAGATGCATATAGATTAGGAGTTAAAAAATTTGTGAAGAAATACACTCAAGCAGGAACAATGGCTGCTTATGACGGTTTAGATCCCCACGATGATAATAAGTGGGAAGAGAAAGCTGAACGATTTGCAGAAAAAGAAGTAAAAAAATATTTGAATAAGAAATAATTTCTGTATATATATTATTAACTAATGTTAACATTAATTGGTTTTAAAAAAGTCTTTAGGTTTTTTTCCAATACCTTTCTGCCTTGTTTAAAGTAATCTCAATTAAGTATTAACAAGT